CTAAGAATGTAACCACCGGTAAACCGAAGGTAGGTGGAGCGGTGTTTAGAGCACCGCTTGGGACTGCAATACCCGGTGATGCGGTAAGTGATTTGGACCAGGCATTTAAAAATCTTGGTTATATTTCAGAGGATGGAGTAACAAACTCAAATTCGGCTGAAACAGATTCGGTTAAGGCATGGGGCGGAGATACTGTATTAGAGTTTGAGAAAGAGAGACCTGATACATTTGAGTTCACAATGATTGAGGGACTTAATGTTGAAGTTTTAAAAATGATATATGGTGAGGATAATGTTGCAGGTGATATCTCTGCCGGCATTACTATAAAGGCTAACTCTAAGGAAAGAGAAGAGGCCGTATACGTCATTGATATGATCCTTAGGGACAATGTTGCTAAAAGAGTTGTAATACCTAATGGAAAGATAACTGAGACAGGTGAAATCAAGTATGCTGACAGTGAAGCATTAGGATATCAGGTTACTGTTTCGGCATTACCGAATACAGACGGAAATACACATATTGAGTATATGAAGAAGGGTTAAAGAATGATAGCAGGAAAATCAAAGAACGGTTTTGAGTTTGATATCGATGAGAAAAATCTTAATGATTTTAGAATGATAAGAATGTTGGCCAGAGCGTCAAAAGATGATGATATCACTCTTTATTCCGAAGCCATGGAAAAGATATTTGGTGAGGAACAGTTCGAGAGAATGTTGGAATTTTTAGCTGATGATAAGGGTAGAGTTCCGATAGAAAAAATAAGTGAACTATTCACAGATGTTTGTGAGAGTGTAAAAGAATTAAAAAACTCTTAATCCTTGCTGCTATGATGTGCAATGAAGAGGCTATGATATGCGACCTTGCAGAAGTATATCATATATACAACTATGAGGCATATGAGCCTTCTTTTATTGCTGTATTAGTAGCAGGGTTAAGGGAAGATAGTAGAAGTAAGATGTTACTGTCAGGAGCAAAGTTTAGTGTTGATCAAGCGTTAAAGATGATGATTGTTGATTATCTTAGGCTGATGGTTTGGATGAAAACGAGAGACGGGGCCAAGAATAGAAATAAACCAAAGTCGCTCTTTGATGAAATTGAAAATGCCGATAATGTAGATGATGTTGTTGGCTTCAGTGATGGCAAAAGTTTTGAAAATGCCTGGAATAAGATGAGGAGGTGAACGTTTGGCAGGAACAGAAATTGCTAAGGCATATGTGCAAATTATACCTTCGGCAGAAGGAATAAAGGGCAGGTTGACTGAAGAACTTGGAGGTGAGGCTGAGAGCGCAGGAAATAGTGCCGGACTAAATATTGCGGGTGCTATTAAAGGCGCAATTGCAGCAGCTGGAATTGGAGCGCTGATAAAGTCTGCTCTTAGCGAAGGAAGTGCATTGCAGCAGTCTATAGGTGGTATAGAAACATTGTATAAGGAATCTTCGGATACAATGATAAAGTATGCCAATGAGGCATATAAGACAGCCGGAATGAGTGCAAATGACTATATGCAAACCTCAACAAGCTTTGCCGCTGCTTTGCTTAAAGGTGTAGGCGGAGATACAGCAAAGGCGGCAGAGGCGGCAAATATGGCTATTGTTGATATGTCGGATAATGCAAATAAGATGGGAACAGCAATGGATAGTATCCAAATGGCGTACCAAGGGTTTGCCAAAGGAAACTATAATATGCTTGATAACCTCAAGCTGGGATATGGCGGTACAAAAACTGAGATGGAGCGTTTGCTTTCAGATGCTCAAAAGCTGACAGGAATCAAGTATGACATGAACAACTTGTCGGATGTGTACAGTGCAATTCATGTTATACAAGATGAATTAGGAGTTACCGGAACAACAGCAAGAGAGGGTGCAACGACATTTGAGGGATCTATGTCTGCAATGAAGGCGGCGGCTCAAAATTTAATGGGATCTATTGCACTTGGTGAAGATATAGGTTCGAAATTACAGGCATTAACTGAAAGTGTATTTACATTTGTTTTTGACAATCTTATGCCTATGCTTGGTAATATACTATCTGCAGTTCCGGGACTGGTTGTTGGAATAGCTGAAGGCATAGTTGCAGGTATTCCTAAGGTTTTATCAGTCATTACAAACTTGGTTACAGAGATTGCAAACACGCTGATTAACTATGATTGGCAAGGTTCGGCAATGAGCTTTGTTACATCATTAAATTCAGGAATATCAACTAATTTACCACAGCTGCTACAGAGTGGCGTTGGGATTATAACAAATTTGGTAAGTGGACTTGTGTCAGCACTACCAAATATTATCTCAGCAGCAGGAACAATTATAAGCGGTCTAATAACAGCGATAGCGACAGCGTTGCCGATGTTGTTGAAATCTGGAGCAGATTTGATACTTGGAATATTATCAGGATTTGAGAGCGGAAAAGTGAATATTGCATTATCAATGATGGATGCAATTGGAAATATCATAAGTACTGTTATGGATGCATTACCTGAATTGATTACAGCAGGTATTCAAATAATTACAGGCTTTATTACAGGAATGATGTCACTTAATGGTGAAGCGGTTGGCAATACTGCAGAGATAATGTCGAGTTTAGTGCAAAAAATTGCAGATGGTATTCCTGAATTTTTGGAAAAGGGCATGGAAATATTAAATGCACTAATTGACGGTATTGTTAATTCACTTCCACAAATTATAGAGACAGCTATTCAAGTGATTCAAAATATGGTACAGGCATTAGTATCAGCTTTACCAACAATCATAACAACCGGAGTTGAGATTATAACATCACTAATCAATGGAATTGCTCAAAATCTTCCAAGTTTAGTATCTAAGGCTACTGAAATAATAATTGAAATAGCGAAGACTTTAATTGCAAATTTGCCGGGTATTTTAGCAACAGGAGTACAGATAATAGGAGCTCTTTTAAGCGGACTTGTGCAGGCAATGCCACAGATACTATCTGCAATAGCAAATTTAGCATTAAGTATAGTCAAGTCTATAATGGTTCTACAGACTCAACTTATGCAGGCAGGTATTCAGATAATAGCAGGATTGGCAAGTGGAATAGCAGGAAAAGTTTCAAGTGTGATTTCTGAAATGACAAAGCTTGGGAGTGAAATTATCAGTACGGTAAAGAGTATTAATTTAATTGATATTGGTAAACAGCTTATTGAGGGAATGGCCAATGGAATAAAGAGTGCAGCAGGAAAGGTTGCAGAGGCGGCAAAGAACGCAGCCAAAGAAGCATTTGATGCAGCAAAGAACTTCCTTGGTATTCATTCGCCTTCAAGGCTTATGAGAGACGAGATTGGTAAGTATATTCCGGCAGGAATTGCAGAAGGAATTAACGGAAACGCAAAATCTATTACATTTGACGAAGTAAATGCAAGAATTATGCAAGAGGCACGTTCAACTCAATTGACGATGGATTCAATTGATTCTACATCAAGTGGAAGCGAATCAATTGATATACTTGGCAATATAACAGATGCGTTATCTAAGTTTTATATAGTTATGGACGGCAAAAAAGTTGGAAGAATAGCAAGCCCGGAAGTAAATCGTGCATTAGGGTCTACAAGTAGCCTGGAATTAAGAGGTGCTGTATGATGGAAATGAGAGATATGGGTATTACATTTGGTAATAAGCATACGTTTAATGATTTTGGGTTAATTTGTAAAGATATAGAAGTAGGTTTTCCGGAAGTAAAGACTAAAATAGTTGAACTAAGTGGATCGGATGGATTCATAGATTTAACAAAAGTTTTTGGGAAGGTTATGTATGGTAGTCGTGTGATAACGGCTACCTTTTTAGTTAAAGAAACCTCTGCAGGTGAATGGGCAATTAATATGTCAAAGATTGCAAATTACTTACATGGAGAAAATCATAGAATAATTCTTGATAATGACAAGGACTATTATTATGAGGGTAGATGTAAGGTATCTTTTGACAAGGAATATAAGCCTTTTTCAACGGTGGTAATAGAATGTGAGTGTAAACCTTATAAGATAGAGGTTAATGCGGAGCTGGGAGATAAGTGGTTATGGAATCCGTTTAATTTTAAAACGGGCATTATTAGAAGATATAAGAACATTGCTGTCAATGGAAGTTATACATTAAATATCAGAGGCTTGGCCAAGCCGGTAATACCTATAATTATTTCGGATTCAACTATGCAATTAGAGTTTAACGGAGCTACTTATAACTTAGCACCTGGAAATAACAACATATACAGGTTGGCAACAAAAGAAGGTGATAATGTATATAGGTTTATAGGTAACGGAGTAATTTCTATTATTTACAAAGGGGGAATGCTTTAATGTACGCCATAAAAGGAATATTAGATGGTAGAACATTTATGCTCTCAGAACCCTATAGTGACGATCAAGTAGTAACACCGGTTTTAAAAGAAGTTGTGGGGAAATCCGGAACATTAGAATTTGATATAAATCTCTTTCATCCAAATTATGAAGATGTTGTTATGTATAAGACATACATAAGCGTTGAGAGAGATGGTGAAGAAGTTTGGTATGGAAGAGTTATCAACGTAAGCAAAGACTTTTACAATACTAAAACAGTTATTTGTGAGGGTGAACTTGGACTTTTAAATGATTCTATACAAGTGTCATATGGCTATAGCGGTACTGTTAGAGGTTATATTGATTATATTCTTGGCAACCACAATGCACAGGTTGAGACGGAAAAAAGAATATATACGGGAAGTATTGTTGTATCGGATTCTAATGATTACATACATAGAGAAAACAATAGTTATACAAAGACACTTGAAGAACTGGATGCAAAGTTAACAAAGCTGCTAGGAGGATATTTAAAGACAAGACATGAAAACGGAGTGATTTTTCTTGATTATATATGGACTTATGGAGACGATAATACACAGATAATTAGTGTTGATGAAAACCTGATCGATTATGAGTCAAGTGAAAACAATAATGAATTTTATACAAGGTTAATACCAACAGGAGCAAAGGTCAATGAAGTAGCTATAACAATAAAAACTGTTAATGGTGGTATTGATTATGTGGAAAATCCGGCACTAATAGAGCGATATGGAGTTATTGTGGGTACAAAGTCTTGGGATGATGTTACTCTTCCTGAAAATTTACTAAAGAAGGCCAGAAAAGAGATCCTAAGTAAAGAGCTACCTAATAGCTTTAAGTTATCAGCAGTCGATTTATCACATATAGATAATTCAACGAGTCCAATAAAAGTCGGAAGAAATACAAAAGTAATCAGTCCATTTCATAAGTTAGAGACCATGTACTTTGTAACTGAAAAAGAAAGTCATTTGGATGAGCCGGAAAGAGATGTCTTCACGTTTGGAATGAAGCAAAGCACATATACAGCAAAAGTTAGTGACGCCGCTCTTGCGTTAGAGCAGAATATGACTAGGGAGATTAAGGATACGGCACTAACAATTAATAATAAGTTAGATGATGGGTTAAAGACAATTACAGGAGTTAAAGGTGGAGCAGTGGTGCTTGACACGTTTAATGATAATGGTGATTTGGTACAACCTTGGCGAATTCTTGTTATGGATACTGCCAATAAGGCTCAGGCGGTTAATGTTATACAGATAAATCAGAACGGAATTGGATTTAGCAGAAACGGAGTTAATGGAGAATATCTAAATGCTTGGACTATTGACGGGCACTTGAGGGCTGAATTCATTGATGTCGGTACAATGCTTGCTGACAGAATTAGAGGCGGAACTCTTGAGGTTGGAGGAGACGGAACAGGGCGAGACGGTCAGATTCTTGTAAAGAGTACAAACAATGAGACACTTTGCGTTATTGATAAAAACGGTATTTCCGTAAATAAAGGAATTATAAAAGGCTCGTCAATAGAGGGAAACAGCATCAAAGGTGGAAACATAGAAGGAACTACAATAACCGGCTCAAGAATAGTAGGTGATAATATTGAGGGTGGAACCATAAAAGGTTCATCAATAGAGGGAAACAGTATCAAGGGCGGAAGCATAGAAGGAACAACAATAGAAGGTGGTAGTGAAATCTATTTCTCGGCAAATAAAGAAAATGTTAGAATTGGAGATTTTGAAGTAAGAGATACATCGAGACATATACTGCAGTCAAGTGATGAGTGTACCGGAATGAGTGGTGCCGATGGTGGACATGGAAGATGGTATTTATGGGCAGGTTATCAGCAAGGGCGTGGATCAGAGAATACGGTGTTTTTAGTTAATGACGGTCAGGTTAGAGTAGAAGGTGAATTGATTGTAAATGGAGAAGAGATTGAAGATATGATTTCCAGAAAGATAAGAGAAAATAGAACTTAAGGAGTAAGTATGAGTACAAGGATAGATCTTACAAGAGAAATAAAGGATTGGGAAGAGGCTATTTATGGAGAAGAAGTTAGAAGTGCAAATTCCAGGGCATTCCAAAAAATACAAAGTTCTGTAAATGAGGCAATAGATGATGTTAATCAGTCAGCACAAAATATCAATACAACTTTAAGTGAGTTAGAGCCGGCAATAGCAAGAGCAAATGCAGCAGCAAATACAGCAAATACTTCCGCTCAGGCTACAGATTCAGTTAGGAATGATGTTGTTAGACGGTTACAAGCGGGTGAATTCAAAGGGGATAAAGGAGACAGAGGAGAAAAGGGAGCGACAGGAGCAAGTGGAATAACAGCTACTGCAAGTGGTTTTTTCACGTTAGAAGTTGATGCTTCAGGAGATTTATATGTTGTAACACCTGACGGAGAGACTCCGCCTAATTTTGAATATGAGCAGAGTACAGGTAATTTATATTTGATTATAGATTAGGAGGAAATATGGCAAGAATTTTGATTGGAAATATTAAAGGACCACAGGGTGCTAGAGGCCAACAAGGAGAGAGAGGACCACAGGGCGCACAGGGAGTTCCGGGTACAACACCTGCACTTGTGAATAATGCTTTGGCTACACAGTCAGGAGTTGCAGCACTTGATGCCGTGATGGGGAAAACATTAAGTGATAAAATAGGACAGGTATTTCAAAGCCGAGGACAAGTCAGTTGGAGAGGAGAGATTACTCAAATTGGTATATATAGTAATGATCCTAACAATTTATGGGATATGCCACAAGTTGAAGAGAAGTATTTTTATTTGGTTGTACTTGCACAACTTCCTGCTTGGCAAATACCTGTATTTGCAATTGGTATGTATTCAGGAAGTATATGGAAAGGATTCATGAGACATCCAGGTAGTGGTAACCATGCGATATCAGAGTATCAAAGGGATAATTGGACAAAAATCATATAGGAGGAAAACATGGAGAATTATATAGTTCTAAAAAATGGTATCAGGGTAGATATAGATCAGGAAAGCACAGAATCTAGTTTATCAGTTGGTTTTGAAAATATTACAGAATTTGCAGATTTTGTAAATGAGCTAACACTTGAAAATTTGAGAAGAATTCTGGTATATGCCGGAGATGTTGTTGTAGCGGAGTATGAAAATAGGCGAATAAAACAAATAAAAGTAGAGCCGGGAAAGAAGATCAAG